CCGCCTTTCCCTGCTGCTGCCCGAATTTCAGCTGTCCTCCCGGCAGCTTTCCCCCGCCAAAAACGGCCTTTTGCACCTGCCGCCCTTGCCCTATGCCACCATTGCTTTGGTGTTTGCCCTGCTGTGCGCCTTTAATACCTCTTGGCGAAACGAATATCGTGATTTTGTTTTGTTTTTTTGAACGGCTTTTGGCTTTCTTGATGATTTCTTTTAAATGCTTGTCCCTGTGCCTGCTGCTGCCATCATAAGGCGCGGCCGCAATCAGTTTGCCCTGAAGGGAATCAGCCATAGCACCCAGAGCTTCAGGCACCTTTTCGGGAATTTTACGAACAAGGTCATCCAGGATTTCGCATAATCCCTCATTCTGAAATTCAATCCTTGCCATATTCCCACTCCTTCAGCTGCAGCACAATTATCGGCGGCGCCGTTGTTTCAATGGGCTGCTGCTTCCAGATTTCATAATCATGCCGATTAATGCAGACGACTGCATTTTCGGGTATCAGCTGCACAGCTGCATTAAACGGAATATGCACAACCTTAACAATCCGGGCATCCGAGGACATGGCCGCATTAAAACGGTTTTCCGTTACGGTTTCATTTCCATACGGTATTCGGGAAGCGAATAATTTTCTTACTCCCATATCCATATACTCAATATTCAGAAATCCGCTGTTGAACAAAGCTTTTTTAATTTTCTTCGGCATATGCCTCACCTTGATATTTAAGCCTTAAATTGATTAATTTTGATTTGTAGTTTTCTTCAAAAAATTCACTCTGCTTATTCCATGCATATTGCACATACGCCATAAGCAAAGCACCTTCCGCAGAACCGGAAACAAAAGAAATATTATCCGCTCCCGCATAATCGCAGAGGGCGGTTTTCCCCTCTGCAATATATCGCTGAACTTTTAAATCCGTTTCTTTATCGTTCCAATAAATATTCAATTCGGATTTAAAATCCTGCAGGCTTAATTCAACAGGCATGGATTAGCCCTCTGAATTCGTCTGCTCTTCTGCAGGTGTCGTTGTCTGACTGACTGTCGGAATCGGATGTTCTTCGTCGTTCACAATAAACACTTCCTGATTTGCAACCTTGAAATTTGTAAGGTCAAGCAGTATGAAATCGTTTTCGTCAACAAAGGAACCGTTTGCATAACAGAAAATTTTAAATGCTGACATATGCTCGGCAAAATGGATGCTGTTGTCCTGTTCAATTTTTCCGTTCTTGCTTGAACCGGTTGAAATGAAAAATTCATACTTTCCGTAAATTCCGAGAATGGCTTTATTTTCATCAACCGAAACAGACGGAATAACCACTGTAGGGTACGGAAAAATCATTTCGGAATAGGTGCCGTCCGGACGTCTCACACAGCTTGCGGGCATAATTTTAGTGAGAATGGTTATCGGATGCGCAACAAGAATAACCTTCTCAATATTTCTTGCCCTGTCTTTACTGTTCATGACCAGCTTTGAAATAAGCTCGCCGTATGTAGTTGGCTTGAAATCCGATACATCAACAGCTGTTTTTAATGAATACTTACCCTGCGCATCCGTTCCCTTTGATTTGGTTTTATCCATTCCGATTGGGGAATTTGCGCCGTTACCGCTTACAATGCCCGTTTCCATACCGAGACGGAAACATTCCTTAAGTCTGCCAATAACATAGCTTAAAAGCCAAGCAGGGCCCATGTCCAGCATTTCCCTCGGAACAACAATAATTTTTGCCAGTTTTAACATCTGCGTGGGAAGCGTATTAAGTTCGACATTTGTTTCACTGATGGTCTGCCCCATTTTTGACCATGTTGCAGGATCGCTTTCCGATTCATCAAGTATCATCGTTGCCATAAAGCCGCAGTTGGTAATATTAACCGCCTGCAGCAGCGGGCTTTCCGCAACGGCTTCGTTAATAATCCTCATTATAAAGGTTTCAGGAAATGCATTAACCGGCACGGTAACGGCCACAGTAGCATCCTTTTGCGTTTCAATAAGATTTTTAAAGCTCTTGATTTCTGCCGAAGTGTACTGCGTAATACCCGCCTTTTCAAGAATCGCAGAATCGTTGCTTCTCTTATACGCTTCGAATTCATTTCGAAGCTGTTTTGTGTGGAATTCTCCGAGTTTCTGAAATGATTTTGCAACCGCATCGGCATCATTTTCCTTTAATGCCTTTACAAAAGCTGTTTGCAGTGCGGTTAATTCTGCATTTTTTTCTTCAAGTAATGTCATTTTTTATTCCTCCTTTAATGACAATGCACAAATTAATGTGTCTATAATTGATTTTTCTTTATGATGAACTTCAAAAGCTGCCGGGTACGGCTCTCTGAAGCTAACATCCGTATTTTTTGTTGTACCCGCACCGATTTGAGCGGGTACGGCAACGAAACTCCATTCATATGCATCCGTAGGATTTTTAAGATTGGTAAAGCAAATCTGGCCATCATATTCGCAGCCTTGCTTATGTTCGCAACGGTTCATTCGCATATTTTTGCCGCAAATGCTGCAAACAGGATTTGCAATTGCACAAGCAACCGAAACTTCTTTACGAATTCCCATTTGAATTTCCGTAATTAAATCTGCATTACTTGCTGTTTTAGCCATATAAGCAAGTGCTTCCAGCTGCGCATACGGCTCCCCGTATTTTGTAAGCCTGCTGCTGTCGGTAACAACCTCTGTTTTAATAATTCTTGCCAATTGTGCGGCACTGCGCATGGAATGGTCCTCAATGCCTGTTTTACCGACGAATAATTCCGCAAGCGTATTTAATGCATCGGTTGAAAATGCTTCAAAATCACGGTCAATATCGTTATGACAAAGTACTACCCGGAAAACGAATATATTTTCCTTTTCAATGTCATTAACCAAAGAATACTTTTTAATTTCCTCAATGATTTCGTCCGTAACTTCAAGTGATTTCTGGACAATTGCAGGCTTATTCAGTTTTTCCATCTTTTTCACCACCTTTCGCTGTTCGATTTATTGCATCCTCAATCGGTCTGTAGTTTAAGGTCATCCAATGGCGCTTACTCCATTCTGTGTTTAACCTTCTTCCGCCTCGGGCTTCTATTAAATCATCAATAGAATACTGACCTGATGCAATAAGCTTGTCTGATGCCTCCGCATTTTCAAAAACAGATATATCACGCAAAGGGGCAAGACTGATACTGACGTAATTTCCCTTTTTGAAGCCCTCTGTTTTATAAACAGCTGCATTTATGGCATTTTCAAGAAGCTCCGCAATAGGCTTAACTGCCTTGCCGACTGTATATTTATCGGCATTTTCAGTGTTTTCAATATTACCTAATATGGCTGCAGGGTGAATGCCGTAACCGATTGCGGTTTTGGAAATCATTTCGTTAATAATATTTCGTATATCCTCAACCTCGCTTTTTTTGGTTGAGCTTCTGTCTGCATTTAAATCTTGATAGCTCATTCCCTGATACAGCGGCAAAACGGAATTTTTGTTATTTGAAAAGAATTTTCTGAAATCCTCGTTCAATAATTTTGTTACCTTTTCCTGAAATTTCTCGTTACCCGATTGCATTGCTTCGATTGTCAGAATACCTTTTTTGTAACTGGAATTGGTGAAATTATCCATTGCGGTTTCAGTAAGCTCCTGCAAACCTGAAAGCAAATGCGAAATCTTCTGCCGAATATTAACCTGTTCATTGCTGAATTTTATGTAAATTTCATCCTTTGAATAGAATGTGTTTACAAAACGCTCCTCGCCGACCTGAACAGATGAAAACATATATTCACCGGTGCCGTAACGCTTTGCTTCAAAGCTGTCTGCAATAATTAGGTCATTACCTTTTTCAAATATCAAAACCTCGTTTTGAATTAAAAGTTTGCTGACGAATTCCTTTTTAAATTCGGATGCACTTTGATAAGCATTCGGCTTAATGTTCCATCTGTAATAATCCGCATCATACTGCACCTCATTATTCCGATAACAATTAATTCTGCACTTTGAAAATTCTCTGGCAATATATTCAACTACAACAAAATGGGCATATATTTCAGCATTGATTTTTCTTTTTATGTAATCTGAATTGCGCACTAATTCTTCAATTAACTGTTCAATTTCATCATCGGAATTTTGCTTTTTTCGATTAAAAAATATTCCCATAATTTTTTCCTTTCGTTAATATTCATAAACACTGAATTCAAAATCATTAAACGCTGCATACCCCTGCAGCAAATCAAGACTTGTCATAGCTGCGGCAAATGCCATGAATCCATCCGTTTTCCTACTGTGCGGTTCCTGTTTTCCATAAGAAAATTCCTCTCGTTTTTCAGGGCGCAGCATTGCATTATTTACATACCAGCGCATCAGCGGCGAATCGCCGAAAATAATGTTGTGATTGGTAAAATAACTGTCAATAACCGGAACTGCCTTAATAATATCACTCGGCCGCACAAGCTTAATATTGTTTTTGCCGTTTTTATCTGCATCAAATCCAATATCAATTAAGGCAGCCTTTACAAGCGAATAACGATAATTATCAAGATTTGCATTAACCGGAATATATCCGTGTTTTATAATTTCATCATCAAGCCAATCTGTAATCATGTCCGCCGAAATTTCAGGTGCATCAACAAATGTCAATAAACCGTCAGCCTCCCACTTTTTCAGCGGTGCCTTAATGCGATGCAAATCATCAGACCTTGTACATACCCAAGTATGGCTTTTCCAAACAACCTTGCCGTCAACAAGGAACAGAAAGCCTGCTGCTGCAAAATCCTTTAATCTGGCATAATCTATACCGACAAGGCAATACATACCATCTGTGTTTACCATTGGCTGATTTGTAGCCTGAATATTTTCAAGGCTTGTAACAGGTTTTTTATTTGTACCTTTCGGTCGGCCCATTTTCTTAGTCATAAACGCTAAATGGGATGAAGGACTGCGCTTGTATTTGTTGTAATCGCGACGCCAGCTTTCCATAATGTTTGGAAGATAGATAATAGACGGATTTGCCATAACCCAATTCTTTTCATCATGCACCATATCATCCTCGGGAAGTCGGCAAATAAACGGATATACACCGTTATCGTCAATTACACCATTCAGAATGTCAGCGGCGTTCTGTATCATCTCATCCATAGGACCATCTCGCACATCACCAAATGAGGTTATTTTGGTAATTCGTCCGTTCTCAATTTTACCGATACCGCCTTCAAGCACATCAAGCAGTGCCGAATTTTCATAAGCATGCAATTCATCAAAAACAAGTCCGCCCTGACGGCCGCCATCCTTTGATTTCGGCGCCGAAGTGCCGTAATAAATTTTTGAACCTGTTTTTTTATTTGCAATTCTTGTTTGACTCCATGTGAAATACTTTTTAAAATAATTCGGATTGCTTTCAAGAATACTGTACAGTTCATCAAAGCTTTGCTTCGCATTATCCTGTGCAACCGCGAATGTACCGACATCAAAATTTTTAATACCGTTAACCGGGCTTATCCACGAAAACTGTTCAAAGCTGCTGTAACCGTTTTTTCCCGACTCTCTGCCTATCGCTATCTGCAGCTCCGGGAAGCGTAAAAATCCGTCACGGCGAAACATGCAGTTATGAATCGTGAAGCAATAACGTTCCCAGGGAAAAAGCTTAAAAGGGAAATATTTTTCGAGTGCGAAATATCTGTCCGCCAATGCATCATCAACATAAACATCTTCATTTTCAAAAACTCTTTTTATAAGCCGGATGCCTTGATGCTGTTCTGGGCAGGCTAAGATTTCGCCGCTTTCGATTAAGCCAATATAATTTTGAATGTTATAGTTCAGATTCAAAATCATCATCCTCATTCAAAATAGTGTCAACCGTTAATCCAAGCTGATTAAGAATAGAAAGCTTTTGCTTATTACACATAATTTTTGCCTTGATGCTGGGATTTTCCTTGTCATACTTTTTGCCCTGTGCCGATATGGCAGTGTAAACAATACCGCGCTCTTCAATATCCTTCTTGAATGCCCGTTCCTGCTCTTCAAAATTCATATAATCATCAATTAAAGAGAGAA